TGGCGGGCGTCCATCTTTGTCGGCCCCTGCGCATGTCGCCGTTCAACCTCGGCCGCGTGCTCACGACACCGGCCACGATATGTGGCAATGTTCGGGCAACCATCTTCGAAGCACGGGCGTGGTGCGCGTGGCATTGGTGCCGCCTCTCATCTTTATCAAAAGCTTGATGCCCGCACCCGGTATGATTGCGTGTTGTTGGTTTGGGTGCGGGCGTTCTAAAACCCCCTTTGGGGCAAGCACAGGATTGGAACTGTGTGCCCACAACAGGGGGTTGTGGTAGTGGGGGCCGCACACTGGTGGGTGTCCAGTCCGATCAGCGGGGCCTCACGCACTAACGACAGTCTACACATACCAGCGTTACACTTGTCAACCCCGTACACGTTTCAACACGTCACCAATGTTAACGCGGCCCGCCCCATCAACACGCACATGCCCCCGTGCGATCCACTGCCGCAGCGTCCCCGGCTTCACATCAACGGCGAACAGCGTGCGCAACACATCCACGGCGACACTGCGCGCCACCCACTCAACCACAGCGCCCCCGATCTTGTCGGAACTCACGGGCGCTTGATCCATGCCTAATCGGCGCTCAAACCGGCCCACAGCCGCATCAAACCCATTAACCGCATCAATCACCCTCACATCGCCCCCCAACCCGTCTATGAGGCTCACAGCGCCTGATTCAACAACACCGGCCGCGTACTCACGCATCATGCACGCCATACGCCGCACCCGGCCCGCATCACGCAGACTAGGGACAAACTCAGCCCCGATCAACGACCTGACCATCACACCCAGCCCCTCAGCAACCGTGATCCGATCATCCACCAACCCCATATTGCACGGCGGCCGCGAACCAAACCCACCACCATGCGCGCCCCCATCAGATGAACCACTCACCCCAAACTTATTGATCAACTCACACTCACCCCACCAATCCCGAACAAACTCACAACAGGAAAGAAACCTAACGAGGGAGACATCACAAGAAGAAGACAAAACAAAAACCCTTAGAAAGAATAACCAACAACTACAGGTAGTAGCTTACCAAAATCTCTATTCCAGTAAAGAACATGAAGGTAGTAATAAAGGTCTCCCCGACCCGACCCGACCCGACCCGACCCGGTGGCAATGAAATAACCCACCCCTCCACCCTGGACATGTCCAGGACACGTTACCCAACATGCTACCCAGTTTTGCGCACACCAAACCGGCGACCACCAAACAGACAGTTTTCACCCAATCCACGCAAACGCCGAAAAAAAATCGCAAGCTACGCCACCATCGCGGCAACGCAACTTAAAAAAGACAAAGCTTCGCCAAACCTAATCAGCAAAGCTTTTCAACAAAAGCGTTCGCCATGAGCTAAACCACTACCGGCCGGTACTAGTCGCCTCACCACAGATCAACCGCACTACACGACCCCGACCACTGGCTACACGACGCCAAGCCACAAAAGACCCGGCGCGCCAATGGAGGGCACCCTTTTCCGCAGCCACCTGGCAAGGCCACGGACACGGAGACGCCGCACCGCGCTGGATACGCGGCCGCTCATTTCGTGCGTTAGTTTCCAATATTGTCATCGCCTTTTTCGTTCGCTCATGCTGGTTTGCTGAGTCCGGCCATATGCGCGGCCACCATGGGTGTTCCCTAGATTCCTCGGGTTTACTGCGGTCGTGTTCCCGCCACCGGCAGAACCTACACCCCTCCTCGGTTTTACGCTTCCCATACGGGGGCCACCGTCAGAGTTGGTTTTACGCTGCGTTTTTCCGGCGCGCCGTTGCCTTCCGTTTGCCTGCCTTCCGCTTTCGCCACGGTCTTTATCAGGATCAGACGCCACCGCATTAAACCGCTGGCTACGGCTGGGTGACTCATGGTCGGCTTTCTTTCTTCTCGTAGTTACCTTTTTCGTGTGCGGGGTTTCCCAGGCGTGGTTTCGCGGGGAATCCTCTATCAATGCGCAATCCTTTTTATCGTCGAGGGGATTAGGCACATTGAGTTTTCGGGCCACACGGCTCGTTACGCTAGGCCATTTGCTCAATTGCTCTACCAGACCCGGGCCATAAACCGGCTTCACCGGCGGGTCTAGGAGTGGGAACTCCTCATCAGGGTTAACCGAAGCGGCACGGCCTTCATTGCACGCAGAACATGCAACAACGAAAGTGGCCGGTGTCGTCGGCGAGTCTATATCTCGATGGTCGAAAGTCTGTCCTCGATCAGACCGGGTGTCGCCCCACACGACATCGACGCCGCAATACCTACACTGATCCCCATCCCTAAACAGAACAGGAACCACCAAAGAAGCCTTACGGCGGTCGTTCTTCCTTTTATCTGCCTTCTTCTTATCATCCGACCTAATCAGGTGCACAAAATTGACGTCATCCAGCAGCATGTAGGTTTTAACATCCCCATCATCATTCTGACCATGGGGGAGCTTTGGGGTGAGCACCCCAATAGCAATTAGGTCGTCAATAACCTCTTGATGACCCGCAATGCCGACAGTCTGAATAACCATACCTTTGGTCACCTCATAATCTGTCCAAGCCACTGCGGAAGAAATAAACAAGGCCGTTGTCACGCCCTTGAGTTTGATTACCAGAGATTCATCTCCCCTAGTCGCAGCTAATTCTGCTGCCCACATCCAAACCTTGTGGTCATTAAACGTGTCGGAAAATCGTGCCCAGGACATCTATGACCTCACCGAACCGGGGGCTAGAAGCTGATACATGATTTCCTCCATACTGGACAACAAGGATTCAATGGTGCAGGGGATTTACCCCTAACTAGTTGGCAATCATGGACATCACACTACCTTGCATCAACACGGTAGCGCAACCTCCATAGCAGCCAACCTACACACACTTGCGTGGCCACGCAAACGCGCCCCCCCCGAACAACCCCCTACGCAGGCGCAAACCTCGGCCGCTTCACCCCCACACGCCGCACACCATCAGACGAACCCGCACCCGAACCACTAGGGCGCGCCGGGCTGCTGTCGGCGGCATCTTTCTTCGACTCGCACGCGAACAGGCAGGCATTAACACACTTCATCTGTACATATATACCCGTTGTCCCATCGTGGTTTTTTCTCGCCGCTACAGTCAGCTGTTCTGTTTCCTCGACAGCCATTGTCGCTATCGCACGCGCTGCATCTGCCCCGATTGTGAAGCTTTCATTTTCCACGCTGATATGGTCTCCGTTTGGCATTATCAGCGCGTTTACCGCATCGCTGTATTCCGATGCTTTTACCACGACGCTATCGCATTTTTCCGGCTCCATCGCTTCATCCTTGACAAGCATTGTCTCAGGCATTGGGCAAATGCTGACTTCCGACGCTTCGCCTTCTTCATTCACCGTTGGCTTTATGCTTCTCATGATATGCGCGGCGGCATCTGCGGTGATTTCCCATTCCTTATCACGCGCATCATCATCACCAAAAATAATCGGCACATGCGCGGTAAAATGCATCGTCTTTGCCCTGCCCGTGACACTCACAACGTCTTTGGCTGTTCGCAGCGTCACCTTTTTATCGACGCCCTTTTTCGCCACTGCCGCAGCGATTTTCAACGCCTTCATTATCTCAGCAGCCTTTACGACCACAACGTTTTTCTTTTCCATTTCGTTTTCCTTCCTATCCGAATTGCAGTACTTGCTGTCCTAGACGCTTTGCGATTACCTCGCAGTACCGTTCTTCCAATTCAATCGCAATGACTTTCTGGCCCAAATTCCTAGCGGCGACCACCGTGGCTCCGGTGCCTGCGAATGGATCAACTATGGTACGGCCGCGCGGCATCCGCTCGATCAATCTTTCCATCAGCCTCACCGGCTTAACCGTTGGGTGCTTGAACTTGTTTTCTTCACCATGCGACCCGCCGCGCAAACCCCCTACCGCAAGCACAGACCCGGCGCGCTTGAACCGGTACGGGCTGATTGCGTCTTCCATGTTCCAAGCTTTGCCCAGCATGTGGATTTCCTCATGGGAATGCCCGAAGGGCGATTTTAGGTTTCCCATTCCTGGTGTTCCTGTTTTCCACCACACGAGTCGGTTTACTTCTCCTTCTGGTGGTAACACTTTCCACGATCCAAATACTACCCCTGCGGAATGTTTGTGCCCTGGTGTTGTGTCGCAGGCTAGCCATTCTTTGATTGCTGCGTCGCGTAGTGCTGTTGATTCGTCTCCTTTGACGCGCCACCCGGCTTGTCGCTTGTCGCGCTTGTTTGAGCGGAACATGATGCCGTAGGGGGGGTCGGTCACTAAGTTCCGGTGCGGTGCCCAGATGCTGAGCAGCTCGGGGCTGAGCGCGTCGCCGTGGTAGATGGTCACACCGTCGATCTCATAGAATGGCTGTGGCACCACTGTTCGCCTCCCCTAGTGCTTCCAGGCTTTCCTTTGCTGCTTTCGCGGCTTCTTCCAGCGCTTGCGCGGCGCTGCGCATCTTTGATGCAAAATCTTCGAGTCGTATTTGAGCATCGATTACGCCTAGCACTTTTTCATAGTCAACCTTTGTCGGCTTATCATCATCCACGAACACGCTTCCATCTTCCCAGTCAAGCTCCACCATCCATGTGTTACCCGGCGCGCATAGTTCTTCTGGATCATAAATCGCATCTGCTTGATCGGCAATGCATTCGCAGACTATGCATATGTCAGTTTCCACTGCATAATCGTTGCACCATTCTCCCATTATGTGCAGTTCGTCGTGATTGTAGTAATCACTACACCCATAATTGTTTGCAAAGGTGTCTTTTTCTTCTTCTGTGCATTTTTCGCACTTGTGCCATGAGTGTTGATCTTCACGGCACGGGCAGTACAAAACCTCCCAATCACCTTCATCTGACACTTTGACGATATGCGACTTGTCTACTTTCGACATTTTTTAAATCCAATCTCCTACGATTCCTGTACAGTCGATACTTTCAGCTTGTTTTATAATTTCTTCCATTGCTCTTTCGCTCAGGACTGCAAATAATTCTTTCCCTTCGATTTGCCATTCACCGTGATTCCTTTGGCTCACTTTGTGCATTGACCCGAAGATCATTACACCTATAGTGTCTTTTCCGGTCTTCCAGAAAATATCCGACAGCGCTTCCAAAATGCTTACTTCCCATAATCTTTTTCGCTCTAGAAGAATCTTTCCGGCAAAGTTTCGATGTTCTTCTACGTCCATCGTCCGAAAATCAGTCATGCACTGCTCTGTCATTCCCTGCCGCGCGACAAGCTTCACGCCGCCGCCGACGTCATCTAGGACTACCCGGAACTGATCTGGTCTTTCCTCACGCTTCCACATATGGTGTCACATCCACAAAGAAATCATTACCGTAGTTACACCTCTCAACGCTTCCTTTTAGCACCATTTCCACGTTATCCCCTTTTATCCTCAACGCTTCACCCTTGCGTGTGGCTTCCACTTTGCCGAACTTTTCATTTTCCATGCGCACAGACTCCACGCCCGTTTCAACTAGGAACAAATCCGCAACCTCCATCGCGGTCATTTCCGCAGCCAAAAAGGCATTTCCATCTTCCCCCTCTCCCGCAAGCTTGATCATCGAGACAAAGCCCTTATACCCTTTTACTGTCTTTTCTCTCGCAAACACGTCCAAACCGCCTGCGCGAAAAACAACGTACATTTTCATCTTATTTTTCCCTTTCTCTTGCATGTATCAAAATGACATGTATACAGGCGCTCCCGCCGAAGGTGCGCTATCTCAGCCTCACCAGCCCGCAGATACTCAGCACGGCCGCATGATATTCTCCAATGCCCCTCATCAGAATGCACAAGGTTCAACGGAATGTTTTTACCCGCAATGGTTTTCGCCCATCTGATCGGTTCGCCACACATTCGGCAAATCGCATTGGCCGACTGATTCCTTTGCCCTTCCATTATTGTTCCCGATCCCTGTAAGCATCCTCTGTACGCAGCGCCGCGCAAATCCGGCTTGAATCGTAGACATAGGAGAACACCACCGCCTCGACTGCGCGCGCCATTCCACGGAACTTGTTATGCATCACGCGCGCATAATCAGCGTCTTTTTCACGCGCTATATATTCTTCCGTTACCTCCTCCACGAACAGGGCTACCTGCCGCGCGAAGTCTGCCTCCGTCTTGATCTTTCCATCAAGCTTCCAACCTAGCTTTTCTTCTAGGCTCATCGCCTATCTCCAATCTTTTGGACCTTTTGGACAACTCACACTTTAAACAAAGCTCATCCACGACCGCAAGCGCCACCACCCCCACACAACGCGTTTTCGCTTTTCAGACAGCCCTAGATACCCCCACATTGTTACCCTCACCCCTGCATCGCTTTACATAAACTGGACTATGTTCTAAATTCTCACCTGTCGCCGAACGTCGGTGGAAGATTGGAAATAACATGTTCATCTTTGATTTGCTTGCCCCCCTTTGCGGCGGCGTCGGCTTCACGTCAATTGTCCTACTCAGCGCCGCAGCGATCTACAAAACTGTTACCGACTACGGAACCTTAACCTACACGGAAGGAACTCACCCTGATGATCACATTTCACCTGCGTGGCCTGCCTCAACCCATCCGCTCTACCGGCCTTATTAGCGCACTTGTCGAGCACTATAAACGGATTGTTTCAGTCCAGAAGCACCCAGTTTCCCCAAATCTTCTCGTCATCGACCCGGCAACTGGAACTGTGATCGGCGAGGTGCAAAACCTTGACGGTGAAGATGAAACTAACCTTGATGTCGATGCGTTCGCGTTTCGCATCCGACAAGCCCACATGCAAGAACGCAAAATGCAGATGGAATTAAAGGCTGCGAAAGCGCACAAGAAGCAGCTCATACGTGAGGCCGTTAGCCTTAAGCTTTTAAGCTATCGCAGCATCGCCGACTTGCTTCACCAGACCCCGCAGAACATCCGCAGCATCGCGCAGCCCTTACCCTCAGAGCTAGGAATAACCCATGCGAAATCTTGACAGCGCTAAATTCGTCGAGTCCCTCCTTAATGAAGAAGTCTTTCAGCTTCCCACTTCCGCAGACGACGAATTTCAAAGGCTCGTTGATTCCGGCAAGAAGCTAACTGAATCCCTCGCGGAAAGCCTCAAATTGCAAACCCTTGCCGATCTCAAAGAATCAAACCCCCGTAACCCAATCTACTCGGCGTGCCCACTAAACTCCTCAATGCCTGTAATACACAGCGAAACGCAAAGCTATGCTCTTTCATTGACCCTGAATGAACTCACCTCCGAAAGCTCATCTGGAACGGACATATACACGCTGAGCGCATATCCCGTGTGCTCCAGCATCACGGGCTGCTACGTTCGCCACATAGTCGGATTCCATAGCCTTCTTAACCAAATCGCACACCTCGACGTCTTCGGCATCGAAGATTTCATAGGCCACTTCTAACCCTACTAACCTGCACCAACAACCATGCAGCACCCCCAAATAAGGGCAACACACAACCAATGCATTGCGTGGCCACACAACGGGTGATACAGTAAAACACGTCCACAACAAAGGGGAACAAACCCCACACCAGATTGGAGATTGGAAAATGAGCACCCCCTACACCTTCACCCACCCAAGCCCCGGCGTTTGGGAGGCAACCTACAACGATTACACGTTTGCAATCCTGGAACGCCATACCTGTGTTTCCTCAGTCGCCGGTACCGTTGACAACCGCGACCTTTGGGTTATCGTCGATCCACTCCAGGAGGCCAACATCAACACCCGCGACCTGAACCGCATCTACCATATCTGCGAAGGATTCCCCACCTACAAAGCAGCCGCCGCGAAAGCATGGGAGAACTACAACAAGTACGGCGTCGCCCTTCCTATCGGTATTGCCGACTGCTGAGAACAAGCGCCCGGGGTGAGCGCACAATCACCCCCACCGCCCGGCGCGCGGCCACCGGAACAACGGCCGCAGATTGGATTTGGTTATGCACTATTTGACCGCTGTTCCTAATGACATGATTGTTCAGTCTGTTGACAGTCTTGATTGGTCTGCGGAAGTTCCGCGCGATTATAAGCCTCCGGCTTTTGGTTCATGCGGGGCATATAACACGGTTTTGACCGGCGACGAGTTCTATTTGATCATGGATCGTTTGGCCATTTCGCCGCTTGATTTGTCACGCGCTACCGGCTTTCCTCAGACCAGCATCTTGTTTTGGAGGCGTTCTAAGCAAGTTCCTACGAATGTTGCGCTTACTGTTCGTCATTTACAGAAGCTCACTCATGGGGTTATTAATGCGCTTGATCATGTTACCGGTTGTTCTTTTCACAACTACGGGTATCGCAAGATAGGCGATTTTTGGCTACCGGAATCGTGGTGGCGCATGTGCTTGGCTCGCAACTCTGAGCGCACGATCATGAAGGATTTTCACTACTCACACAAAAGGAGCAGGTAAGCATGTACCCGTCATCTTTCTTGGAGGCGTGCGTAGCGCCCCACACTAATACCTATGATTCTTACTCTGAGATTTCCAAGCGCGTCATCTTTGGTAACGCTGTCTCTATTGAGCATTTCCCGCTCACTAATTCTTTCTCTGTGGTCTTGGACAGTGACATGATTACAGCGCACCGTGTCAATTTCGCCGATAACCGGCGGCGGCGCGATGAAGCGGCGGCACTCATCGCATGGTTCACCCACATTGCTAGCAAAACGCAGGCCCCCATTGATAGCAGTCTCCTGCACGGCACCATCTTGCCAAGCTGGTCTGCCCAGTTGGCTCCATTTGACCTTTCTGACTTCCACCTGAGTGCCGACACACCCGAGGGTCTTTCCACCCCCGCCGACTTTCTGCGGTGCGGCTTGTCTCATCTCTGCGATGTGAGCATCCACCCATGCACTGAGCACCCTAATGCTGCCATGGCGTCCTACGGTGATAATTGGATCGCCCTTGCATTCGATGTGCGCAAACGCTTTTTCTCTAAATTCCACTATGTCGCTCAATTCCATGTCGAGGTGCGCAGCACTGACGTGGTTTACCACACCACCCCGGAGGCCGCGCAGGAATGGTCAACCCTCATCGCGCAGGAAACAGGACATTTTGTCACGCCCTTCCACATCCTCAGTGATATTTGGGATTTCCGGCACTTTGCCATTGAGCGCCTCCCTATAACCAAAGAAGCGTGGGAAACATACCGCGCAAGCACAGAAAGATAACCCCATGCCCTCCATGTTTTCACCCCTGTATCATCTACGATGCGTCGCTGAAAAACCAGCCCCCTACACGCGCACTGCCCATTGGTGGCGACGCTCGCTAGATATTCGCTTCTACTCATTTTTTGTTGACCGCAATACGCATTCCAGCTTTGCTACGGTCAATGGCCACACAATCACGATAGGCGACCACCCCAACCTATTCGCCCAAGGGTTTGACCCGTTCCAGAATGACACTAACTACATGGTTTACAAAACCATCTGCGGGTTCTACACGTTCGAGCACGGTGGCATCACAGACAAGCAGATAGCAAAAGCATACTTGCGTGAGACAACTCCGTACTTCATCGATCCTCAATCCAACCACCCCAATAAGCGATGGGATTTGATGCTCAAGCAGCACCATATCGGGTTTGATCGACTCAATGAAGAAGGCATCCGATTCCGCATCATTGATAACTACCCCAACGCCACCAACTCCGATCCGATTAAGTTCAAGCGTGCAGTTGATTTGTGGGATATGCGCAAGCAAATCGCTGAATTTGAGACAGAACGACACAAGCTACGCTATCCGCTCCCCTACGACGCCGCCATTCACCCTAGCCATGTCCTGGAATACATGCCGCGCTGACCTGCGGCAAAACCCGCACACCACCCCCAAATAAGGGCAACACACAACCAATACATTGCGTGGCCACACAACGGGTGATACGGTAAAACACGTCCACAACAAAAGGGGGAACAAACCCCACACCAGATTGGAGATCGGAAATGAGCATCATCAACCTAGACACCCTCAATTGGGAATCGACCCCCACAGAATGGGGCCTAACCTTCGGCGAAACCGCAAACCTACCTGGCAGCGACCAGCGCGGCGGAACCGACATGATCCTTGACTTTGACCTTGACGGCACCCGCAAAGCACGCCTCGCAGTCGATCCCACACTTGTCGGCATGAAGACCCCACAAGGCATGGCGTTCAGCGACGATACAGCGCACTGGCCCGTCCTGGATCGCGCATTCGGCCGCAAGCAATGGCAAGACTTCCTCAGCCGCAAGACCTCTGAAATGCTCAGCGACCTAGCCGATTGGGAACCAGAAGACTAACCACACACAAGCGCCCGGGGTGAGCGCACAATCACCCCACCACCCGGCGCGCGGCCACCGGAACAACGGCCACAGATTGGATATTGTTTCTCATGTCTTACCATAATGAAGTGCTTGACGGCCCTAAGATCAAGCTTGACCCCGCTAATAACCCGCATGGGATTGTGGCCTCTGGCTCTCATGGTTCGTGTTCTTCCTGCAAAGAATCCGGCGGCGTGTCTTCCTCTCAGCCCGATTCGCTTTATGACACGATTGAGCAGATGGTTTCCTCTGCGGGCATGATTCGGCCGGCGTTTTTGACGGCACATGAGCAGATCGCCGCGAACTACGGATACGTGCTTTCGCTGTTCTACACGGTTCAGATTGTGCGTAACAAGGTTGTTGCTGATTCTTCCACTGACACCAATGATGTGATTGCGCTGAATGAGCTTTCCCGCGACTATGCAGCACGCGCTAAAGGTTTACATACAGCACTTGTCAGCCTCTATGGCCTTGTTGATGTTGACCTGGTTGTACTGTCTGATGACGTTGCCGAGGCTGCGGAACACATTGCTACTGAGCGCGCGGAATGGCTTTTCAAGAAGCCCGGTTTTTCCATCTCTGATCTGTAGAAACACCCCTGAAACGCAAAAATAACCCCCACCATTGGTGGGGGCTTTCTTATTGCCGTGGTTAGTTCGTCTGTCGTGGCTGGTTCCAGCCAATCATCGCGGCGACTACCGGCGGCAGATCAGGTTTCGGCGGCGGGTATGTTCCCATCACATTCAGGAAAGCATCGCGCACTGCTTCATCCATGACAGCGCGTTTCTGGAACTCTAGCAATTCACGCTCGCGCTCATCAGCGGCGATTTGGCTTTCTTTCAACTGGTCGGAAAGTCGCTTGATTTCTTCACTCAGTTCCACACGGAAATCCCGCTGAGCTTCATCCAAGGCAAGCCGTAGTTTGTGCTCGTATTCCTTTTCGATACGTCGGTTTTCTGCCTCGAACTTGTAGCTTTCGATCTCTACGTTTTTCCGCTGCTCAGCTTCTGTGATTTTGCCGTCGGCGCGGGATTTGAGGAGCGCGAAAATCCCGCCTAGCAACGCCACTATGGCGGCGTCCGACATGAATGGGTGCAGGCCGTCGATTATCGCGCCCATCTCCATTCCCCTTCTACCTTGACCGGCGCGCTACCTCTGCGCGCAGCTTGTCCAGCATCTCATTTCCACGGCGCTCGATTTCTTCCGGCAGCTTGGCTACGGAGGTATCGACGCTGTGGCGAATGGTCTCGCGGATCGCGTCAACGGCGTTATCGACGGCCATGGCGGCGGCGTCGGCGGCAATGTCGGCGGCGTGATCCTCAGCGAGTGTTGGCTGCTGCGGGGGGCGTGTATTGATTGCGGCTAGGCCGCCGCCGCCAATGAGCAGCACTGACAGAAGGCCGGTGATTTTGTCTACGTTCGCGGTTACGGTCTGCGGATCAGCCTTGCCCAGGATCACCATTGCAAGGCCGACGGCGGAGGCAACGATGTAGATTGCCTGCCGAATCATCCACGGCTCGAAGCGCAAGCGCTTGTTGGCTGTGGTGTCGATGCTTAACCGGTGGCTCATTTTAGTTCTCTCCTTTGATCTTCTTGATCAGTTTTTCGCGTGCTTCACGCTTGATCTTTTCGGGGTCAAGGCCAATTGCGCGGGCAATTGCATCCTGTACCTCGCGGATTTCCCAAGCGGCGGCGTCGATAAACGCAAGCGCCTGAGTCTGTTCCATTTCTGTCATATTGTCCACGTAGCTCGGGACTTTCTTCTGAACGGCTATTTTTGTGTCGTTCAGCGCGGCGGCAGACACGCCGCCCAGTTCGATGTAGCTCACACTCTCTCCATTCTGATGTGGTGCATCACCACCATAAAATAATTGTTTCAGCTGGTCAATTGTGCCCCGGAAAGCATTAATATCAACCTCGCGCCCCGCGACCAATCCGCGTGACCCGAACTGCCAGATAGCGGGCTTCTGGTCACCCAGCGGGTAATCCCATTGCTGGTGATAGTCTCCGCCGTAGATGTGCGCGGGCACACCGCCGAAATTCCGGCCATAGGCCGCTACCCATACAGCGCCAAATTCCTCAGTCTTTGGCTCGCCCTCAAACACGCGGCCCTCCCACCATGGAACGTATGAATAGACGCCACAGACTCGCACACCCGCAGCCTCGAAAAGCCGCTTTGCTTCACGAATGTGCTCGACACTCAGACCGGCATCTGTTTCACAGTCAAGCCACATTGGACGGCGCGCATCCCCCATGACGGCAAGTGCCGCATCGACCTGCTGCGCCACCGTTGTCCCTTCCGAGGGGTTCCGCAGGTAGTGGTAGGCCGCAGTCACCAGTCCCGCGCTTTCTGCGTCATCTAAGTGTGACCGGTAGCAACGATCCATGTATGTGCCGTCCGTTGTGCGGATAATTGCAAACTGAATCCCCTCGTTTGCAGCTTGCCGCAGCGACATGCCGTCTTGATGCTCTGAAACATCGACGCCGAACACTGTTCCTCCAAATCCCTCAATACCCCCCGGCGTGGCTTGTTGCGCAGAGGCTGGTTGCTGTTGTCCTTGTTCTGGTTCTAGCGCACCCGCAAGCCATGGCACAGCGTCAATTGCTTCTCCACGGCTGAATGTCCATGGGTACACCTCAAAATGCAGGTGCGGGGCGACGCCGCCGTTAGTTGCGGAGTTTGGGTTGATGTGCGCAATGCGCTGCCCTGCGCGCACCTGGTCGCCGACGCTCACCTCGGCGATGACGTGGCCGTATACTGTCTGGCCGCCGCCTTGTTCGTCTGAGTGGTCGATGCGTACCCATCCCGCAGGGGAAGGCCCCCCGTATCCGGAGGCTGCGCCGGTCTGTACTACGGTGCCCGCCTGCGCGGCGTAGACCGGCATACCTGCACTGCCACCTTCACGCCCGAAATCAGTTCCCCAATGCATCCACCCGTCACGCATCCCATACGGTGACGTCAACATACGGCCGTTTCCTAGCGGCCAATATCGTTCTGCCATTTCGTCTCCTTCCTCATTGATTCTTTATGGCTTATACACAGGTGGGTTCCGATAGAAGCCCACCTGTTCTACCCAGTCTAGTGTTTCGATGCGTATTCCCCTATCCACGCGACCATCCCACGGGTTGTTATTTTCATTTTCAGACCCTAACACGCCGGTGAATGTATCGTTTGTGATGTACATGTGCCCGACGTTTGATACCCCTGCTTTTGTGAGGCATTTCCTTGCTGTTTCCACATCCGGGCAATTGTGGATTGCGTGCCAGAAACGCAGCGGCATACGGCCACGATAATGCGCTGGCATTACCGTTTCTTTCAAATACTTCTCTGCGGATTGCTCAAAAGACATGAGCGTATCGGCCGCACCTAACATAGCCTCAATCGTATTCCCGCCCGGATTTGCGACGACATAGAACGCACTCCCATATTTCTCACGCAGCTTGGAATACAGCTCAGTATAGAAACTGACTTTTGCACGCTGTTCTTCCGACCAGCCGTTAATTGCCTCATCAAGAAACACGCCGTGAATATTGTTGCGCGTGTAATACTCTATGTACTGGTCAATTTCCTTGATGATGTCTGCCTGCAAACGCCCTGCCCATTGCGTTTTCACATAGGCGATATTGACGAATCCACGCATCGTCGTGAGCGTAAGCGTATCGGCAAATTCCTGCTCTTTACGTGTACCCACACCTGATTTCGGATTAGCAATTTTCGGCCCTGAGATCATTGGGTTGTATGCGTAGTCTGCCCAGTTCTCATCGTTATTTTCAAGCAGCTTCCAGTAATTCGGGTAGTTGTACGACACTTCCGAATACCGACGCCCTTTATACCCCCACAATGCGAACGGGTGAATATCCACGCCCGGAATTGGCATGTCGCGCGTGCGCAGTTTCCCCAAATACTTCATTGAGTCCAGGCTTACGGCTTGCACTTTCTTCATCATTTCATGCCATGATTCCTTTGTGATTATCACATCAGGATTATCAGGGTTGAAATTGCCGTTTTTAATCAGCTCTTTCTTAATAACCCCGTCCATTGGGATATTCATGATGAACGAGTTTCCACCTACTGCGCTGCGCTGTGTTCCGTTTTTCAGCACCACTTTCACCATGTGTGCACAGTCAGCCTGCGGGTCATCCTGCGCGTAGTAATTTGCTTGTGCCTGGCAACCCTTTGGGTCTTCAAAAGCAACAGCGGCCCAGTCCGCAGGGTTCGCTGCAAGACGGGTGTTATTCTCAATGCCCACATTCCAAATGTTGTTTGCATTAATAATCGTACCCGGCCCCGAACACGCAATACCATGATTCCACGTTGAACCAATTGTGTTACCAGTGACAACCGAATACGCACCGATTGAAATGCCATTGTCTTTCGACACAGGGAACGAATTACCCACCACTACGGTGCGATGACAGTCAATTGTGAAACCACATGGCTCAAACGCGATGGTCGCATTCTCAGCCATGAGCACCGAGTTATTCAGCACCTGCGTATCCACCGGCGCGCCCTGCTTCGTCTGCGTCCCGCCGATCCCCATACCACATGACACGCCACGAATACGTAGGCCGATGATCTGATTACGCTTTGAATTGTCCTTCACAAGGCAACCAAAGCCAGAAGCGCCCTCCTGCACGGTGTTCTGTTTCAGGCCCGCGCCGTCAACAACGCAGTTAATCAATCGGTTATCGTTCGATCCGTTGCCCGTCGGCTTGTCTTTCAGCGCGAATCCCTGAATCAAGAAGCCGTTGCCGCCTGATCGACGTACCTTTACTTCCGACACATCCACGAAATCAGCGTTTGTCAATTGCAACGCCGTTGCTGGTTTATCGCCGGTGTTCCATTGCATATCAAGAACAAAGTCAGCAATGTACGCATCTCTGAAACCCGCGCCGGAAGTACAATGCATTCCATTCTTCCCCAAACCTGGTTTCATATTCAGGATCGTTGCACGACCCTTACCCTGAATCACCTTGCCGCTTGCCTTATCCAAGATAATCGTATCCGAAACATCCCATTCACCGGCGGGCAAGAAAATCACTTTCTTTTTCGGGTCATTAATTGCAGCCTGCAAATCAGCTGTGATGTCTGTTTTCCCCTGTGGAAGAATGTTAATGACGGCATCCTCACCGGCCGATGCGATAGCCTCAGCTACTTGACGTTTCACAGCCGCAGTGATCTGCTCATTCGCTGACTCGGCCAACAGCTTCGCCACCAGCTCCTTAGTCTTAGCCTCATCAACTGGCCCCGGCGACGTCGGCAAGTTCTCTGTTTGCAGCCGCTCAATTACACGGCGTGTTAGCGCCTCCATATCCACATCGCGGAGGTTGCCCATTTGTTTCAGCTGTTCAGCCAATTCAGTCGCTACCTGCGCGGGAATCTTTTTCAGCTCCGCCTGCATGTCTTCTTTGGCCTTGGCTGCCTTCTGCGCCTCAGATTCAGCTGTTGATGCGGCAGTTGACGCCTGTGACGCTGCCGTTTTCGCCTGCTCTACAGCGTTGGTGCTTGTCGCCACTACGCCTTTGAGGCTTTCCTGGGCCGCTGTTGCTGCGGTCTTGACCTCAGATAGCTTCTGTTTCGCTTGCTCTGCCGCGCCGGTCGCTTCCGAAGACGCCGCCAATGCGGTCGTTGCACGCTCTTTCGCATATTCCGCTTGTGATGCCGCAGCGTCTGCCGATGCTGCGGCATTCGATGCTTTCTCTTCCACAATCGCGGCGGCTGAGATTACCTTGTCTGCCTTTTCCGACGCTGTGCCCGCTGCCGTGGCGGCCGTATCGGCGGCGGGCCTAGCGGCGGGGGGCGGCGCCTCCTTCACGCGGGGGCGTTCCGT